GAAATGAAAATGAGTAATATATACGAATTAACAAGTAATTATGAGCATTTATTAAATATGTTATATGACGAAGATGTAGATGAACAAGCAATATTAGATACATTAGAAAGTATTGAAGGAGATATAGAAGATAAAGCAGATGGATATGCAAAAATTATAAAAGAATTAGAAACACAAAGCAATGCAAGAAAAGAAGAAGCAAAAAGGTTAACACAAAGTGCAAAAACATTTGATAATAAAATAAAAATGTTAAAAAGTAATTTATTTAATTGCATGAAAATAACAGGAAAAACAAAATTTACCACAAATTTATTTAGTTTTAGCATTGCTAAAAACGGGGGAAAACAAGTACTTACTGTTGATGGAGATGTACCAAAAGAATATACAAAAACAATTACAGAAAATGATACAGATAAAATAAGACAAGCATTAGAAAATGGAGAAAATTTACCTTTTGCCCATCTTGAACCAAGAGGAGAAAGTTTGAGGATTCGTTAATGGAAGAAAATTTAAAAAACTATGTTGTACTTTCTAAAGAAGAGTATAACGAATTATTAGAAATAAAAACAAAATATACTCAATATAAAAATTACATATTAAAAACAGCTAATAATAACAATTTGACTAAAATGATGATAGCTATAGAAGGTAAAAACTTATATGAATTAATAGAAGAGGATAGGAGGGAAAAATAGTGGCTATTCCAGTATTAATAATAGGAAAATCAGGAAGTGGAAAAAGTACAAGCTTAAGAAATTTTAACGAAAAAGAATTAGCATTTGTAAATGTTATAAAAAAACCACTTCCTTTTAGAAAAAAATTTGAAAGCACATTAGAAACAGATGACTATAAAACAATTGCTGAAAGTATTTATAAAACAAAGAAGAAGGCTATTGTAATAGATGATTCAGGATATTTAATAACAAACCAGTTTATGAAGAATCATTCAAAAGCAGGAGGAGGTAATTCTGTATTTAATTTATACAATGATTTAGCAGATAGATTTTGGAATCTTATTGAGTTTATGAAAAACAAAGTTGACCAGGATAAAATAGTTTACTTTATTATGCATGAAGATAAGAATGATGCAGGAGATATAAAACCAAAAACGATAGGAAAATTACTAGACGAAAAAGTATGTATAGAGGGAATGTTTACAATAGTTTTAAGAACAGATATAGAAGATGGAAAATACATATTTAAGACACATACAGATGGTAAAGATGTAACTAAAACACCAATTGGAATGTTCGAAGAAAATGTGATTTAAAGTATGTAGATGGAATAATAAGAAAATATTATGAAATTGGAGGTTAAAGTAAATGGCAGATTTTGAAGATTTAAAATTTAATTCTAGAGTTTTTGAAGAAATTAGGAATCAATTAGATAAGATGATACAGGCTTATACAAATATAGCTATGCAATCTAATAAAGCATCTGAAATTAATTTAAAAATAAATATAGATGTAATTAATACTTATGATGAAGAAAATGAAAATGTAATTAGGCCTTTATATGAATGTAAATTAAATGGAAAGATTAAAGAAACTAAAGATGAAATAAAAGGAACATTAGGAGATAATTACATACTAAAAAGAGATGAAGAAAGTGGCGAATTATATATAAAAGAAATAAATGAACAATTAAGTTTTAATGATATGGAAGGAGAAGATGAAGATGATAGATTTTAATGAAGAAGAATATAAAAAAGCACAAGCTTTTGATGGAGAAACAGTTAAATTACCTGCAGGAGGGTACATATGCAAAATATTAAACGTAAAAAATGAAAAAAGTAAAAATGGTAAAAAAATGTTAAGTGTAGCATTAGATATCGCTGAAGGAGAATTTTCTGGATTCTTTATGAATCAATACGAAAATAGAAAGAAAACGAGTAATCCAGAAAATCCTGCGAAATTTCCAAATAATGCAGTAGTTAGATATGTACTAGAGGGAGATTATTGGTTAAACAGATTTAAAGGATTAATGACATCACTTGAAAAATCAAATGATAATTTTAGTTGGCTAGAATGTAATCATGATGAAAATAAAATAAAGGGATTACATATTGGAGCAATCTTTGGAGAAGAAGAATATGAAAAAATGGATGGTTCTATTGGTACAACTACAAAAGTTACTCAAATTAGAAGTACAGAAATAATTAAAGAAGGAAACTATACTGTTCCAGAAAAGAAAAAATTAGAAAAAGAAGAAGATCCATTTGAAAATATAGGAAATAGCGTTAATGACCTTCCTTTTTAGGAGGTTCACTATATGAACAAAATAAAAGAAGTAAAAGAATTAACAAACATAATTGATGTTGCAAACTTATTAGGTTTAAACCTAAATAGAGCACACTTTTGTAAATGTCCTTTCCATACTGAAAATACAGCTAGTTTATCAGTATCAGAGAAAAAACAAGTTTGGAAATGTTTTGGCTGTGGAAAAGGTGGAGATGCAATTAATTTAGTAGAAGATTTATTAAATATAAATGCTTATCAAGCAGCTAAATACATAAATGATAATTTAGGTTTAGGACTAGATTTCAAAGGAAAAAACGATGAAATAAAAATTAATAGATATAAGCAAAAACAAATAGCAAAACAACAATTTAAAAAATGGGAAAATAGAAGCTTTCAAATTTTATGTGATAGCATACATAAAATGAATTTTGTAGAGAAAGACCAGGAATTAAGTATTATAGATTATTATTTGGAAGCTTTTATTTGTGGAACAGATGAAGAAAAAATTGAACTATACAAAGATAGTTCTTTTAGAAAGAAGGTGGACCAACTTGCAAAAAGATATGGCTGATGAATTACTAGATACAGCAGATATATTCGAAATAAATAAATTAACTGCAGAAGAATTATTAAGTGAAGAGAAAATAAAATATATCTTTGCTATAGATAATCCAGTACAAAAACAAAAAGTATTAAATCAATTTGAAGAGAGAGCAAAACAATTAAAAATAAAAAGAAATTTTTCAAATTTATTAAAAGCATATCAAGCAGAAATGGTAATTCAACAAAAGTCTACGAATAGTAAAAAAAGTAATTTTACAGATTGTCCATATCCTTCTATGAAAACAGGAGAATGGGAAGCAAATGATATTGAGATATTTAAGCACAAATATGACACGACAATGACTCCTATTAAAGTAAAAGCATGTAGTCATCCAATTATACCTATTGAACGTTTAATTAACTTAGATACTAATTTAGAAAAAATTAAACTTGCTTTCTATAAGGATCAAAAATGGCAAACAGTTATAGTTGAAAAAACAACTATAGCAAGTAAAACAAAAATAT